TTTTTACCAAGTTCACCATCGCCTGACATGACGGGCAGCAATTTATGGGTGTATAAATTCTCGAACGACGACGCAAGCGGCATCGTGAGGAAGTCAGCAGCATGGTAGACGCGTTTGTCGCGCTCGTCGTTGATGTTGGCGCGCACTTGCGTCAGCTTGCTGCCAACGTGTGTCGTTGCAACGCCTAACAAGTCACGCGACCAAAACGAATCCCATGCGTCAGGCAGCGGCAGCGCGATGAACTTTGCAGGGACTGTCAAGAGTTGATGGGCGTCGATGTTTTCGCCAATCTGTTTTGCCTTGTCTGCAATCGGCTCGCTCGCTGGACCTAAAAGCTCACGCGACCAAAATCCGTCGAACGCATCGACTGTCGGCAGTCCTATAAAACGATGTGGGACATAGAACTTTTTATGCGCAGCGATGTTCGCGTCAAGTTGTCGCGTCACATCTTCAACAGGCGCGCTCGCGGGGTCAAGCAACTGCACGCGCCAAAAGTTTTCCCAAGCATTGGGTGACGGCATCCCGACGAGTTCGTTGACTGAAATGTCCCTGCGGTCGATGATGACCTGCGCCGATACGTTGACAGCCGCCTCGACACTGTCTCCTGTGACTGTGATGGGAGCATTTGCACGCGCTGCGGCTGCTGTGTCGCTGCTTGCTGCCCCGCCAGCACCGCTGCCAGCGCCACCACTGCGCGCTGCTTCGAGTATCGCGACGATTTCAGCTTGGTATGCCTCGAACGCGGCAGCTTGCTCGAACACGTCACCCTTTGCACGCGAAAACTTGGCCTGCAAGCGTGTAGATGCCTGCTGTGCTTCGCCTGCAAATCGCGCATGGACTGCCGCTTTCTCTGCTTCGCTCAGTTGCGTAACCGCTGCCGTGACCTCTTCTGTCGATTCGCGCAGATGGTCAAAGGCCGATGACGTTTCAAAAAATAGGTCTCCGACTTCGCCGAGTGTCGAGTCGCTGCCGAAAGCGTCGTCTATTTGGGCGCGAAATTCGGCAGCGTTTTTCCCTGCAAAATCATATAGCTTGGCGCTCTCTGCCAACCCTTGCGTTCCCAATGCGTCGGCGCGCGCAAGTCTGTCGAAGACTTCACGTGCCGCCAACGCCTCGCGCTCTTGCAGGGTGCCTCTGATTGTCTCGTCTGTACCCTCGCCGCCCTTATAGCCCCCTGTCCCACCTTTGAATTCCGGTCCTCGAAAGAACTCGAACCATTCCTCGAAGATTTCAAACACGTCGTTTTGACGCGCCTTTGTGTCGCCCCCGAATAAGGTATCAATGACGTTGTTTGCCTTGTCTTTGCCGCGCATCAATTCATCGTTGAGCTTTTGCATCTTGCGCTGGAACTCTGCCGCTGCTTCTGCGGTGTGACCGAGTAATCCCGGCAACGCTGTGAACCCTGCAACAGCAGCGCCGAGAGGACCGCCAGCCGCAAACCCTGAGATCATGCTGTTGGCTGTATCGAAGGCTGCTGCCGTCTTCGGCCCGACCATTGCCCCTATCTTGCCTGCCTGCTCCATCGCTGCGGCAAATGCTTCAAAGTCGTCTTTTGCTTTCTGCGTTGCTTCGGTCAACTCCGTCTCTGTCTGCGTCAAGGTTGCCGTTTTTATTTTCAAGTCACTGCGTGCTTTTGTCAGATCCTTTTCGCCTTTGTGGACCTTGTTGATTTCTGAGAGCAGCACCCCTTTCCCCAGCAAGTCCTTTTTCTCTGCTGCTTGCGTCCTGTCGAGTTGCGCCATGCGCTCGGAGGCAGTCTTTGTTACAATGTCAACTTCGCTTGCCTTCTCTGCTCTCATCTGTTCAATTTCAAAGTCGCCTTGCTCGTCCAGCAGCGCTGCCGAACGCTCTCCCAGCTTCTTGATTGAATCAAGCCACGGAGTCGCAAGGTCAAGGTCTATCGCGCTGGTAAGTTCAGCGAAGTCAGGCATAGCGCCAAGAGAGCCTTTCCCCATAGGGGTTTGCATCGCCTGCAAAGTGGCATCGTCGGATGTTTGACTAAGGGGGCCTGCGTGCGTTGCAAACGCCGCCTCTCGAAGCGCTGTCACCAACTTCTCAGCGATCTCCTCTGGAGACTTCGATGTCTCGCCTGTGACTTCCGTCTTTATCGCAGTAAAACCCCCCGTCCCTCCTCCTACGGCTTGAGTCTGCGTGCCTTGAGCCAGACGCTCCTTGAAGTCGGCGCCCAAGCCGCCGCCTCCTATCTTGAACCCGCCAAGATTTGTAAACCCCTCCGTCCCTCCCGCCTCATTTCGTCGCCCGGGGTTTATATCGGGGCCGCCAATCAGCGGATTAGGGCCTGTCGGCATTTTACTCAGGTCGAGCTTGATAATGTCGCTCTCTGCTTTCAATACTGCATTAAGTGCAGTGAGCACTGGCGCGACTGCGCCGAGGATGCTTTCACCGAAGGCGACGGTTGCGGTCTCCATGTGCGCCATGAAGATGTCGAGTTGCTTCTGCGGCGTTGACATCATTTTCTCGAGCGCTTCGTCTGTGCTTCCCGCTTTCTTCTTCATGTCGTCAATTACGCTGTTGAAATCGCCTGCTGCCTTGCCTGTCAACGCCATCGCAGGAACAAGCGCTTCGACGCCGCCGAAGAGGAGCGCCATCTTGTCGCTGCTGCCGCCCGTCTTCTCTGCAACGTCTGCCATCATCCCCGCGAACCCTCTCGACGCGAGTGCTGCGCTGGTGAAATTGAGTCCGAGATCCTTTGCGACAGTTCGCGCCTCTTCTGTTGGCTTGACGATAGCTGCAAGAATCGCGCGAACGCCTGTCATAGCAACGCTGGTGCTCTGACCGCCCTTTGTGAGTGCTGCGACAGCGCTGAACAGTTGCTCGAAGCTGGCACCTGTTTGAGCAGCGAGAGGAGCAACGGAGCCGATGTTGTTTGCAAGCTCGGAAATCGTTGTCTTACCCGCACGCATCGCAACGAACATCGCGTCGCTCACACGCGTCGAGTCTTTTGCTTCGAGGCCGTAGGCATTAAGCACCGATGTCAAGCCGTCTGCCGCAGTTGTGACATCAGTCACGCCACCGATTGCGAGCTTGTTCGCTGTCGTCAAAATGCTCGTCGCTTCTGCTGCGTCTGCTGCTCCTGCGCTGATTATTTGGTAGAAGGCTTTGGTCTGATTTAGCGGTGCATCGCCAAACTGACGCGCCAAGTCCTTCGCTGCGTCTGCCATCTTGCCGACTTCTTTTGACCCCGCAGGAAGCAACGTCGAAAGCTCTGCGACTGCTGTCGTGAACGCGAGTGCTTCCTTCGCTGCTTTCGCTGCTGCTGCGCCGACTGCTGCAAATGCGCCGACAACTCCCATCTTACCGACAAGACCCGACGTAAGGCCGCGCATCTTGCTCGACGCAGACTGAAAGGCACTCCCCAGTCGACCAGTTTGCTTCGATGTGGTCTTAGCCTCTTTGCTTATGCGCTTAAAGGCAGAAATGACACTGGCCGAGCCACGTGCTGTTTTATCTTTGACGCCTATGCTGATATTGGCTTCGTTCGCCATTATTTTGTGTCTTTCTTCTTTTCGCTCTGCGCTGTTAGATAGACGGAGTCGAGCGTCGCGATGATTTCGACGAAGCGCTCGAAGTCGTCAAGCGTGTCAATGTTGAGCCGCGTCGCATACCTGTCGATACTCTCGAAACTGATTGGAGCGGGTGAGCCGAACGCTGTGACGTTGCGCCCTCGACTGAGCGTGATAAACGCAGTAAAGATGCCGAGCAGGTCAGGCGCGACAATAGGGCGCTCGTCAAGCACTCGGTACTCTTTGCCCGTGCGCTTTTGTAGGTTTTCAAGACGTTCGGCGTGTTCAGCATTTTTTATTTCCCATTCGAGGACGCGACTTAGTTTTTTATCGCGTCGTCAACCTCTTCCTTACGGTAGCTGTCTTCGCTTTGCGAGATTGCAAACACTGCCTCGCGCATGTCTTTCAATCGCGGGTCACGTAGCATTTTCAACCTTGATTCCTTCGTGTCTGCGACATCTTCGCCGTCAACTTGCAGGTCGCCCCTAAATCCGAGCCAGACCGCTTCTGCTGCTGCTTCGTCTGTTATTCTGTCAACTTCTGTCGTCGGGAATGTACCAGCCTCAATCTGCGCTCTGTAGGGTCGCATCAGTCGTTCGAGTGCAGTGCGATGCTTTGGGTTGCGAGCGCGTGCGATTAAAAATTCAAGCCCTTCGACTATTGTAAACCATCGTCCATTATCTTCTGCGTCTGCGTCTTTCTCGAATGTCTTTACTAAGTCAACCATTTTGTGCCTCTCGGTAGGGTTTTGAGCAGCGCGCCGAACCCTACCGAACGACGCGCCACTCGCATGCTGTACAGCAAACTGGTAGGATTAATACTGCGTACTACACTCTGGTTATTTGGACCGTTTGCTCGCTGCCGCCCGTATAATGCGCAGCGACTTCTGCTTCCCAACTTAGCGAGAGCATAATGTCGGAGTCTACACCGCCAAGGTCGTTCGGCTCGCCAGTGAAAACGATTTTTGGAAAGTGAAAATGGAAGCGATTGCTCCCCTGCACTAAGTCGAACGCCATGCCGTTTTTCGTGAACGCTTCGAGCGCAGTGTCGAGCGCCCACGTGCCGTCTTCGAGATACACTTCGAGCGTGCCTGTAACCTCAAGCGCATTTTGCTGGATTTGCGTGTACGCTTGCGAGCCGAGCGGCTTGCGAGGCCGCGCGCCCGTTGCGATTGAAACCGACATGCCCATAATGTCATACGACGGGTGGGTGTACGCATACGACAGCTTTCCAAATCCGTCGGCTTCGCTGATGACGGTATTCCCCGCAGCAGCAGTGGGCGATCCCGATCCAATCGTTGCAGTCGCCTCGTTGCGTGACAATGAAGTGAAGGCGACGTTTCCGCTCACGATAGCACCCGACGAAATGTCAACGCCGAAACTGTCGATCCGAGCACCGAGCAAGTTGTGGTATTTATTCGTTTGATCCACATAGTGCTGCTGCACGCTATACGACGACTGTGTCGAGCCGTTGAGTAACTGCGAACCTTTTACGGTGACAGTCTCACCGGCTGCGTCGTCAACGAGCGTGATCCCGCGCACTGTCAAGCTGGTTCCCGACAGTGCTGTCACTTGATGCCACCCGTTGTTCGCCGTTGTCCCTGTGAAACCGTCAACATAGATCCACTGCCCGACCGCGATGTTGTTACCTGCCCACCCTGCCACGCAGGTCATGACGTTACCTGAAGTGACGGCGGCTACATCCGTTTTACTAATATTGACGGCGGTTGACCAGTCCGCGTCGCTGAATATCGCGCCGCGCATCAGTTCGTCGTAGGTGGCCGCACACAGTTCAAAGTCGTACGCTGCGCCACCTGCGCCCAGCACCTTCGAGTTGATGCTGCGCTGCTTGTCGCTGCGCATTGTGGCACTTCGCACGACTTCAAGCGCTTCTGGCATACCCCCACCAGTTATAGGGATTACATCCAGAGCACTGCCGGGAGTTGTGCCAAACGAAGCCTCTCTTAGGAGAGACATTTGCAGTCTGTTAGAGTCTGCCATTTTGGTTATTTCCTCGCGAGGTTATTACTAAACAGTATCGTCATAACGATAGGGAACGACCACGGAAAATCCATAGAAGTTGTCCTCGTCGCCAAGACGTGTGATAGACGGTGCTTCAATGAGTGAAACAGCCGTCAGTGATACGCCCCGAAACCACCCTGCAACGGCATCTGCCATCGCGATTGCTGCTGCGTCGGTATCGCTCTTAGGCTGAAAGCAATCCACGACCAGCAATCCCGTATTGCGAAAGCGCTGCACGCTGCCGCCGAGTGATGCACGAAACGCGCCGCCCGGCAGCACGTTGACGCGAAACCACCCTGCGTTGTCAGGCGGGGTAAATTGTTGGTTACTCCACGCAATAGTAAGCGATGAGTATGCGCTTGCATCATATTGCGCTTTGAAGCGGTCCAACAATGTGTTCTGCACTGTGGCAAGTGCCATGTGCTATGCCCTTTATGAAAATTGCGAGTTAGCTTTTGTGAGTGCGCGTTCGACCATGAAGTCTCCGACGCGTGTCTCTGTTCCGTTGTTCAGATATTTGATATAAGTGACGTTGTTGTTGATCCAGATATCTTGACCAAACTCGGCTTCGCCGACCTTGTTTGCGCCGATACCTATGACGTGATTCCCCGTCTTGTCGGTTCGCTTGAGTTGCTTGCTCGTCGGCTCATCAAGCGTCACTGTCCACCCGCCTCGCGCTCTGCCTGTATCGACTCGCGTCATCAGTACGACATCTGTGAGCAGTTGCAGTCCGATTACGCGCTTTATTTTGTTTGCCTCTTCAGGCACCACGTTTTCAGTGAAGTCGCGCAAGTCGTGGTCGAACTGCTCGAAGTCTTTGTCGAAGTCGAAAGCGTCAGACGCCTTATCCAGAAACGGTGCTTTAGTAGCCATGCCTATCGTCTCCCTCTGCACTCGTAGGAAATGACGACACTTCCCGGCACGTGCGCCGTCGCAACGACATCGACGACGTTAAAAATATCAGAGCCGACGACAATTTGATCCCCGACTTCTGGACCCGCTGTCAGCGTCTTTGCCTCCATAAAGAATCGTCTGTCGTCTGAGCGGATTGAGCCGTTGCTTGCTTGCTCGAATACGTTGTAGTTCGACACGACAGCATATGGGGTTTGATTCGTCACTGCCGCGCTGGCTTTCTTCCACGGCTGTGCGCTGTTTTGCGTCACTGTGTTTTTACGCAGCGTCACTTGCGCGCCCTGCTTCTTGAGCAGGTTTTGCACTGTCGTTTGCAGTTTATCGACGAGCGCCATCGTCTATGCCCTTTCGATGTCGATTGCAACTGACGAGCGACGCAGCGCGAGTCCGTTGAGCAGCCGCAAAATATAGGGCCACGTTGCTTCCCCCGGCGCGCCGTCTTGATACTCAATTTTAACCGGTCCAGCTTGCTCGCTCGCGACCATGCCGTCGCGGTCATATGTCGATGTCAGGACTGTCCCCAAGTGAACGACAGCAAGCTCGCACTGCGCGTCTTTCACTTGCTGCGGTATCACATTGTCCGCAGGAGTTCGCCCCTCTCTGTCTGAACAGTCAGCACGCGGCCAAGCAAGCACCTGCGTCGCGCTTGTTATTTGCCCATCCCAATCGAACGCGCCGTCGAGCGTTGATGTGCTGTACTTGAGCGCAGACTCCTTCTCTGCGTCGCTTGCGCTTGTCCAATCTGTCGGATCGTCGTGCGCCGTGTGGTATGTTTTCGCGTTCGCCAAGCTGATGTATGAGTCAGCGCTTGCAACGACTGTTCCGTCTTCAACTGTCAGTGCCATTTCTTATTACTCCGAAGTGACTATGACCTTGCAAACGCTGCCAACGAATTTGCTCGTCCATGTGAGTGTGCAGTCGCTCTCGCCGTGCGCGAACTTCACGCCTTTCGGGTCGACGAGGGATTCGCCGTCTTCGGTCAGCACGTTGACCTGTGCGCTCGCGACGCTGGACAGTGCAGTCTCCTTGGACGCGCCCAGTTCGTCACCTAAGCGTCCAAAGATAATCGCCTGTATTGACTGCTCTGTGCTCTGGGGCGGGGTTGACGGTTGCTCCGAAGCTGGCTGGTCGTCTGCCTGTGCTGTCTTCCTTATTGCCATTGCCGAACCTTTCTAAAGGAGTGTGCGTGAGAGCGTCAGACACGCCGACGCTCTCTGCACGTTTAGCTTCCGGTGTTGCGCGCCTTCTTAGGCGGTGCGCTTTTAGGCGGTGCGCCTTTAGTCGTCGCGACCTTAAAGCCGCTTTTGATGAACGACGCTTCCTGCCCCTTGTTGACGACGAGAGTCTCTGCCGACTGTCCAGTGCCTTTGACGAGCTTGATGGTTTCGATTGCGGCCATTGATGCCTCGCTTGTGCTGTGTCTGTCAGGGAAACGCGTGCGGCGCATATTTCAACGCCGCACGCTGCGGATTTATGTGTATTACCCGACGACTCGCAGCAACAAATCCGGCTGCTGGCACTTCGCACCGACGAGCACGTCGAGCGAGATTGTGTCCGTCTTCGTGCTGGAACTGTAGTCGTAGACCGCGCGCAGGCCCAAGTTGCGATCCCCGATGTATTCCGCTTTCTGTGCACCGAGTGGCAATTCGAGCGGCACAAGCGCGACGGTTATCGCGTTTTTGTGACCGGCGACGTTCGTCACGTAAGTCGTATTGGCGACGCCGTCTATATCAAACGTCACGGCAGCATTGTTGGCCCATGCAACTTTTGACGTTGGTGAAAACGCCATGCCAGCGATTGCGTTACCTGACGCAGTTGCGGCAGCGGTGACGACGTACTGCTGCGTGTCTCCTGCGACAGTGAACACATCGCCGACGACGACCGTTCCAGACAACGAAGTCGCATCCACATCGACAGTCGATTCGCCGACAGTGTATGACGCATCATTGACGAGCGCTGCCATTGCGGTCCCGTTCGTCAGCGTTCCCGACGTGTGAGTCTTCACGTTCTGCGACATGTACCAGTCGATACCCATGACGCGCCCCATTGAGGCCTCGCGCAGAGCAGTCCCGGCATCGCCACGCTGGTCAGCTTGAGCCACAGCGGCGATGGAAATCATATCTGCTTTGGCTTGCGTATCGACGACAGCCCAGCGCCCTCGGAGCGGCACCTTCTTGTCGTTTAGCGCCTTGTCAACAGCCGCCAAGTCAGCGAGCGCGTCAGGCGGGTCGCCAGCAGTCCCATACTGGTTCTGGCACTCGTCGTACTGCTCGTGGACATACGCGTCGATGGCTTGCGCAATAGCGACAATCGCGGGTTCCAAAAGTTGTTCGCGGAAGTCGCTAAGTTTGAGCGACAAGTCCTGACTGGTCACTGCAAACGTCACATCGAAATGTTTCTCAAGCGTGAGCGTGACGGAAGATTCGGTTGCGTTTTGCGTCGTGGTCGTGGAAGTGAATTCCTGTGCGGTAAACGACGCGGGGCCGCGCACGGTGATCGCGTTCCCGACTTTCGCACCAGTGAACTCAGCAGTGTGACCGCGGTGCACGAGATTGGTCAGGATGAGTTCGTTTTCCAAGATCATCAGCGCCTCGCGAGCGATGATGGTCGGGGTCAGTAGTGTATTAGCCATTGTTCAGGTTCTCCGAACGGAAAGGCGAGCTTTCAGATGTCCGCGAGGACACCTCCCGGCTCGCGTGCTTGCTTATATTCAGCTTGCGACATGCTCGCAATCTGATCCTCGGTCATCGGCGTGCTTTGATTCTTGCGCTCTCCATCCCCGTCTGTGCCTCTGCCCGACTGACCACTGCCAACGAACGCAGGAGCAAACGCAGGAAGTTGCTTTTTCTCATCGACAAGCGCGTCGAAAGTGAACGGCAAAAGGTCGCCGCCTATGCGCGGATGTCCTTCGTCGTCAATGACGAGCGCACGCATTTCGTTTGTGTCGTCGTCTGTTGACGTTTGCACGAAACGAGCCAGTGCCGGACGCAAAAGCTCAAGCGCTTCGCCTCCTCCTGCTTTCGCAATGGATTCAGTCAGCGCGGTGTGCACCAAGATGTTTTCGAGTTGATTGACGAGAGCATCGACGCGGGTTTGCAGGGGCGCAGTTGCATCGGTTATTCCCTTATCTCTGCCTGTCTTCAATCCGTCAATATCTTGCAGCAGTCTCGTGTTGCGTTCGCTTTCGCTTTTGCCGCCCGATTCTCTGAGCGTCGCAAGCTCGTCGATAGTTGTACGCAAGTCTGTCGGTGACAGACTCAAGTCTTCAAACGCTTTCAAGCGAGGCGTCTGCTCTTTGAGTCTGCCCACTGTCGAGGTGAGTCCTGCGATGTCTTGCAGATCCCACCCGCCGACTTGCTCAACGTCGAGCTTGAAAATCGACTTGTCGCCGACCTTCGCTTCGACATATTGCTCGCGCAGTGCTTCTGGAACCTCGTCTTGCGTGCTATAAAAAGCCTTAAGTGCCATTGTTGGGATCTCCTTTCAAGAGATACGGGCCTCGCCCGATTTAAACGACAAGCGCATCGCACTTGCAGCGTGTTGCAGGTAGGGTTTTCAACGACGACCTCTGCGAGGCGGTCGGTACTGCGGAACATCGCAGCGCTCATTGCAACGAAGTGCTCGCGTCAAGTCATACGGTAGACCGCGACGCGTGCTGCTTCGTTTGCCTGTGCAATTATGCGCAGCGAATGCCATTGTCATTTCTCTACTAAATCAAAGCCACCGCGACCCATTGCCAGTATCTCTTCATATGAGTGGCCCATTAGGCTGCCGCCATTCTCTTTCCTCATCTCGAACTGTGCGTCGCCTATGATGCCGCCATCGCCTTCAACTCGTCGCATTACCGTAATGACGACGGGGTCGCTTTCGTCATGGATTAAATAGACATTCATTCTATCCCCTTTGTTATGTCGGTAGTGACTTCAAGGGTGTTGGGGAACAGCCTTGCAAAAACTTTCTCTCGCCCCACACTGCTCCCACCACCATGCAGGACGGCGAACCCCTCGGCGAATGCCTCTTGACGACTGGCGGAAGCGCCTGCCAAGTTGCTATGGTAATATTCCATATTTTCAATTTCCCAGAACTCTGTGCGAGTGTCTCTGGTGTCAGGCAATCCCCTCAAGACTTCTTGTCTCTTCTTGAGCACCAGTACATCCTTCTCATGCGCACGCATGAACTTCTCGCCATTAGAGTGGAAGTCTACATCCGGCCCACGGGTCGCCTTGTCTACCGCGTGTCCATATTCATGGCGGATTACCCCTGCGACTCGGTTCGATTTCGTCAGCTTTTGGGTCTCATAATCAAGCACCCTTTCGGTGACCACGATTCGCTTGGTTTCGGGGTTGAAGAAACCATCGGCCTCGTCCCAAGTGTGTCCCTCTGGCCAGCCTCTGGGACGCTTCCCTGCAAGCTCTGGTTTTACAGTGGTGACAGTGTCTCCAATCACTATTCTGCCGCCATTTGCTTGCACTCTCTTTGCGACATTGGGAGGAAATCCCTCCACTGTTTTCTGCACTTCGAGCTTGAATTTTCGGCTTGTGTCTTTTCCCACTTGTTGAATTTCTTGACCATTGCTTGTGGTCCACGATGACTCGTCTGCGGAGGCAGCAGGAGGCCCTTTTTTCGCTTCCTCTGCACGTCGTCGCGCTGCTGCCTTCTTTGCACGAAGATCCGCAGCGCGTCGTACTGCGCCGCGTCGGTCTTCGACGCGTGCAAGTTGAGGCAGCGTGTATAGCTTGCCTGTCCGATCCGAAAAGCGCTCAATGTCAGTGATGTCGCCCGACTTGAATTTGTCGTAGCGGCTCTTGCCTAAAATCTCGCGCTGTGTCCCTGCGCTTTGCTTCTTGAACCATTCGGGGTACGTCACGTCTTCAGGCACTTCGCCGCCCATCGCTGCGCGTGTTCCTTTCGGCGCTTCTTTTAAGTTGATTCCCAACTCTTTCCAACTCTTCATAACCGGAACAACAGTCGAGCGGCAATTCGGATGAAACGGAGGGCGCGCTCCCTTGCCGACAGGGTAAACGCGCCCGTCCTGCACGCGGCAAATTGCCGACGTGCGCTTGTCGAGCGTCGCGATGATTTTCTCGCCCTTGATTATGTCCTCGTTTGCTTTGTTCACCTCTGCGCGTGCTGCGTTGCTCACATGATTCGCAGCAGTGCGCACGACCATGCGCGCTTCGGTGCGCGTTGCTTCAAGTATGCCGTCTGTGTATTTCTGCGCACGCGTGCCGACTATACGTCTGACAATTTGCTCGACGCCTTCTCCTTCAATTAGTCCCGCAGTCACCGACGCCTTGATGTTCGCCTTTGCTCTGCGCGTCAAGTCGCCAAACCAAGTGCGCAGATGCTTGCCGCGAAAAGGCTGCGAAGTCACAACAGCGTTGAGATACGACGCGCTTGGCATCAACATTTCGACAGCGACAGGCGCTTCTGCTGTTGCAATTCCTGCTTGCCATGCGCCTTCTTGCCTTGCGAGGTCGCGCAGTTCGTGCGTCAGTTGCTTGTATGCTGCGCCGTTGTGCAAGCTGATAGTCTCGTCGATGAGCGCTTGCAGTCTGTGCAGTCGTCGCGTCGTGACGGGGCCAGTGTCGAAACCGCGCTGCTGGATCGTGAGCAGTCGTTCGGTCAGTATGCGCACAAGGTCAGCTTCTGATTTCTCAAGCTCACTGACGATCCTATTCGCAAGCCCTGTACCATATCGCTGGATGAACACTTGGTGCCGAATCGCTCTGTCAACAAGATTCTCGTTGAGCGTGTCCGACTTGAGTATCTTGTCGCGAACGTCAGTCGGCATCGTTTTTCTCTGCATCGTCGAGCGTCGCGCATATCTGTGCGGCGATATAGTCCAACTCGTACAGGTTTAACTCTTCGCACATCGTCGCGAGTACTGCGTCGCATCGTTGCACGGACAATGCGACCTGCTGCTCTGGCTCGCTCTCTGGCTGCATTGCGAGCACGTGCCTGTCTTCTATATCGAGCAGCGAGTCGAGCGTGTGTATAGGCGAGAGGTATGCTGCGACAAGGGCGTCGCCGTCTTCATTGATGCCGACGCTTGAGCAGCGAACTTTCGCGCTCAGTCCGTTCGGCCAATCCAAAGACCGTATGGCATACTCCAGCACCGCAGTCGCAATCTGCTGACTGTTTACGACCATCAGTTCGTCGTCGCGCGCTTTGCTGTCGTCGGTTGAGGTCACGCTGTCGCGCTCTCTTCCTCTTCGAGTTCGTCAGTCTCTTCGTCTTCGATGCGCTGCATGTCGTCAACGTCGCCAGTGTCTCCCTCTGCAAACTCAAGCGCTTCGAGTTCGTCTTCGACGACAAATCGGTCAGTATAGCCGCCGAGCCGCTTGCGCTCTTCGAGATACGTCTGCGCAGTGATGAGATTGTGTTCGAGATCCCACTGCAACGACTTCAAGTCGTCAGCAGTCGGCAATGGCCCGAAGTCTTGCGAGACACTCACCTCTGGCGCTGTTCCTACTTGCTTGGCCCACTGTCGAGCGATGTCGAGCGCTTCGCCCAACCCTTTCTCAAGGAGCATCACATACGCCTCAAGGTCAGACACTTCCCGCGCTGCGTCGATTGCGAGTCCTGTCGCTGTGGGGTTGCCGGGGCGCTGAATCAGCGGCATCATCGTTAGCGCTTGCATTTGCATTTCGAGCTTGTCGAGTGACTTGCGTCCGACTTCGACTGCTTTGCCTGTAGTCTCGACAATCTTGACCTCTGCGTTCGCGCTCTTCGCGCTTATGACTTTATAAGGCCCGATTGCGACGCTGCCGACATCACTCTCAGAAAAGCCGATGAGCGCGAGCAGTGGCACCCTGTTGACTGTCTCTATTGTGTCTTGATCCGACGAGTTGCGCCAGTGCTTTTGATTCAAGTCGGCAAGGCCGCGCATAGGAGGATAAGACTTGAGCAGCGATTCGCGGTTGGCATAAATCGTCACAATAGGCACAGCGCCAAGCGAGTTCTCTGCGCTCGACTCTGGCACCCACTCAATCTCATTTTTGTTGCTGTCAAGGCGCTGTACGTACGTGACGACGCTTGACTTGTCCCAGACAACGATCCGATTGGTTTCGACCTCTCCCCACTCATTGTTGGGGTCTTGCTCGACAGTAAACTCGCGAAAGCGGACGCGCTCAAGCTCTTCGACTCCTGCGAAGCGCGATCCTTTCCAGCCGATAACGTCTGCGGGACTGATGCGCACGAAGTACGGGCGCA